AGGAGTTTGATGATTTTATCAGCAACTCTCGTAGAGAAGAACTCTTAGAAAAAAATCCTCACATTTCACAAGTGCCAGTACCATTTGGTATTGTTTCAACAACAGGTACAATTGACGGTAAAACTGATTCTGGTTGGAAAGAAGTTTTAAGTAGAGTTACAGATGCACATCCAGATAGTCCACTTGCAGATAGGTATGCAAGGAAATCTATTAAGGATGTAAAAACTAAACAAGTAGTAGAAAAGCATCGAAAAAGATGGAGAAATAATTAATGGCAAAGGCAAAAGATATTCGTATTGACCAGATGGTATCCATAAAAGCGGCTACCGACAATCAAAAACGTGCATTTCAAGAATATCAGAATGGTAAAAATCTATTCTTGTATGGTGCGGCTGGTACAGGTAAAACCTTTATTACTTTATATCTCGCACTGCAAGAAGTACTGAAAAATGAAACAAAATACGATTGTGTGTATTTGGTTCGTAGTGCAGTTCCAACTCGTGAGATTGGTTTCTTGCCAGGCGATGAGGAAGATAAGACAGCCCTGTTCCAAGTTCCTTATCAGAACATGGTAAAGTTTATGTTTGAACAACCTAACGAACAGTCATTTAATATTCTATATGATAGACTGAAGAATCAAGGTTCGTTGATGTTTCTTACAACTTCATTCTTGAGAGGTATTACACTTGACAATGCAATCATTATAGTCGATGAGGCTCAGAACTTGAACTTCCATGAACTAGATACAATCATTACTCGTGTAGGTATGGATTCAAAGATTATGTTCTGTGGTGATGTTTTTCAGTCAGACTTACTAAAAAATGTTGACAGAGAAGGGTTGCATCATTTTATGAAAATAATCAGGGGAATGAAATCTTTTGCAAATATTGAATTTACATTAGGTGATATTGTTCGTTCTGGTATGGTGAAAGAATATCTTATTAGTAAGATTAAACAAGAACAAGGCGATGATGATGGGATTATGTAATGGGTAAGAAAAGACAAAGAACCAAACAGGTATCAAAGGGTGAACGTAGAAGTGTTTCAAAGAAGATAACGAATGCGGCCCGTAGAGATTATATTGCAAGTGATGGTATGGATAGACTCATTAACCAATTAACTGCGTATAAAGCAAACAAGAATGTTGTAGTGACAATTCCAAATCCAAATAAGAAAGAAACAAATAAACCTTTTATCAAAGTAAATGGTAAAGATTATTTTAGACAAGTATCTAGATAAATCTATTGACATTCTTTCTTATTCGTATATAATGTTATAAAACTATGAGGTGATTATATTATGTTTACACACAACCCTGTTGATATTCCAGAAGTATCAACCAAAAACGTAAATCGAAAACGATTTTACCTAACCCCTGATGGGGGTATTTTTCCTTCAATCACAACTGTACTACAGGTTCGTAAGAGAGAGGGATTGTCTGAATGGCGTAAAAAAGTAGGTAACGATGTTGCGAACTACATTTCAAGGACAGCTGCACATAGAGGAACTAAGGTTCACCATATGTGTGAGGACTTTCTTAATAACCAAGAAGTCGTGAAAGATAATCGTGAGTTTCTTCCTTGGTGTTTGTTCCAACAACTCCGACCTGTTCTCGAAGCAAAAATAAATAATATATTTGCTCAAGAATGTGGACTTTGGAGTGATAAATACAAGGTCGCCGGTAGAGTAGACTGCATTGCAGAGTACAATGGAGTACCCTCTATTATCGACTTCAAGACATCAAAATCTGAACGTAATGACGATTGGAATTTGGACTACTACATTCAAGCCTCTGCGTATGCAGAAATGTTTGAGGAACGTACAGGTAATCCAATCGAACAGATAGTGATTCTTGTAGTAACCGAAGATGGAACAGTTCAAGAGTTTGTAAAGAAGAAGCACGAATATCTGCCACTTCTCGTAGAAACCATCGAGCAGTTTGTCTCAGAATGGGAAGAGGAAAATGAAAAACTTGACGAAGGCCCTGACGTTATCGGCGCTCCTGTTTAGTGGAGTTGCATTAGCACAGGAAAATAAAGAAGAACCACAAGAACCACAGATGCCTTACACATACTGGGCATCTAAACCTATTCAGTGTAGTTCTATGGATGATTTGGTTGCAATGACTAAAAGGTATGGTGAAGTACCAACTATTGTTATGGATGGCGAAACTGCTTTCCCTAATGGTATGAGAACACCATCCAGATTTGTTATTTCTTTGAATCCAGAAACAGAAACATGGACACTGATTGAGTTTGTTAGTGAAGACCAAGCCTGCGTATTAGGTTCTGGAAAGGGTAATATTGCATTGGGTGTACCAAAAAGTGAGATTGCTACTTGACAACAAAGGGTTGGTGTGGTATAAATAAAGTACAATTTGATGATACAAATCGAAGATCGGACAGGACAGGGGGGCAGTACCCCTCGCCTCCACCATAAACACATCATCGAGGCCTACAAAAAAGTTTGGGGTGATAGATGGAAAGAATATTGGGTTAAATATAATTGGTGTGTTTATGATGGGGGCGAACTAGGATCGACTGACGGAGATAGAGGCGAGTAGAATTGTCGGTTGACTGCGTAATAGGTCAAAACTCGTAAGTGCAAACGATAATTTCGCACCTTCTGATTACGCCCTTGCGGCATAATTAGTCGGGCTGGCCACTTGCCTCGGAACAGAAAAGTGGCACCAAATTATGAGGATTAGTTATGAAAGAATTTATTTTTGTGATGTCAATGTGGGGTATTGATGGTTCTGGTAATGAGAATTACATAGGACAGGTTGCATTGCAACAACCATTTACTGAACAACAATGTGAAAAACTCATGGATGAAAGTATGTGGAATCCCTCATACGAAAATGAATACTACTTTATGAGAGGCCATTGCTTTCCAGCAGATTGCGCCGGCAAAGAACAGTGTTCAGAGTAACAGGGTATTTTAAGAACCAGAAAGTAGTAAGATACTTTACTGATTTGTACGATGCTATAGATTTCAAGGATAATGTGGATGCACACTATCCAATTAAGACAACGATGGAAAAGGTAATAGATATGAGAGAATTTGTATACGACAGTTGGAACGGTGTAATGAATGCCGATAAGAATCCACTGAGACACATTCCAGACACTAACACAAGACACATGGTACTACAGGTGCTTGCATGGATGTGGTGTATTGTATTTTCAATGTGGGTTGGTAGTTTCTGGATTATGGGTGTAAGTATGATTGCCCATGCCTTGATACTTGCGGCTATTGTGATTACGGTTGTAACATTTGAGACTGCAAAAAGAAAACCTACATTCTTTCAAAACTTCCCTACATCTACACCAAGTCGTAGTAGAAATATGTATTGGAATGGGCAGAAGATTCAATTAGACCCAAATGATAAAGGTGGTGAACATGAATAATTATTGTACAACAAAAGGGTTGGGTTGGGCTTTTCTAATCATTACCTTTTTTATTGTAGTGTTACCTTGGGGAGTAACATATGCATCAGTTGGACACAATGATTATGCAAGATATTGTAAAATGACACCACTACTACCTTGCTTTGGAATAGAGAAACAATGATTGATAAAATTGGTAGAAAACTTGGATTGAAAGATGATACAGGTTGGGATGACCCATCAACAGTTGGGTTTATAGTTTTATGGAGTATTTTTGGTTACGGTGTTTATCATGTAATCATTGCTCTAATAGATAGGGTAGCGCCTTAATACGCTCGTGTAGTCCAACGGTAAGACTACTTGCACCCAGAACTTATACACTGGCTCTGCTTTATTAGATGGGGGGAAGAATATTCCTTTCGCTTCCCCCCATCGTTTACAGGAGTAGATTATGAATCTAGAAGAAATTGCAGTGATGACACCAAAGAAGTTTGCAGTCAAGATTGAAGAGATTGTAAAAGAAGGACTTGGACAAACTACATACATGGATGCTATTTTGGATTATTGTGAAAGACATTCGATGGAGCCTGATGCAATCGCTCCACTAATATCAAAACCTCTCAAAGAAAAACTAGAGGCAGATGCAAGAGAACTAAACTTTCTTCCCAGAGTAGCAACATTACCAATATAGGAGTTGTTATGGAAGCATGGGAATCCTATCAGATGTATCTTGGACTCAAACTTCACTTCACAACAGATTACGATTACACTAGGTATGGGGGTAAAACTTCTGCTACGAAAGCATCTTTCCTTAAAAGAAAGGATAGATATTTTTTCGCCAGAGTTGCAAAGAAGTATGATGACAAGGCTTTAGAATACTATGTTTCAAATTTTGTGAAGTCACCAAAAGGATGGTTGGGTGATTTCAAAGAAGAAAATTATCTGGAATGGTCTAAAAACAAACAATCTCTGACATACAACTTTCTTACAGATATGTCATTTTTATTTTCAATTGTTGATGAATTTGATTCAATTTTCTCTTGCCAAAACGGCCAACATCCAGTATTATTAAAGAACTTCCTCGCCAAGAGGATTTCGGTTGAAACGATGGTAATCCTACAGGGGTTACTGAACTATGTCAGAAAATGGGATAAGGAATTACAAGATGATTTAATTTGGCCTGATAGTAGACGTTTAATCGTCAAATATAGCGCATTTCTTGATTACGATAAAGAGAAGTGTAAAACGAAACTTCTTAAACTGACTAAGGAGACTTTCTGATGACACAGGAAGAACTAGTAAGGGAAAGAGATTTTTACAGGGCGAAACTTGAAGAAGAAAAAACCCTAGTAAAAACACTAAGGTTTGAGTGTGCAGAACTGCAAAAGCGTGATGCAGACCTTACCAAACGAATGTCAGAAATGGCAAATCGTCCAGTGGTACGCCCTCGTAACAAGCGACCACACTAAATAACATTTCCTGAGCATGAATCAAAACTGCTCTTGACATTTAACAGGAAGGTGAAGATTGGTATGAAGAATAAGGAAAACTATATGCTTACAACTGCTAAACTGGTATCATATTCGATGCCAACTGAAGCCTTTGAACAGGAAGGATTAAAGAACGTACAGGACTTAATCTCTTACTGTGCTCGTGTATCAAATCCGGCAAACCAATTTAATAATAAAACCTCGACAAAACTTATACAATACTTGATAAAACACAAACACTGGTCGCCTTTGGAGATGGCGAGTGCTTGTTTGGAGATTGAAACAACTCGTGATATTGCACATCAACTAGTGCGTCATAGAAGTTTCAGTTTTCAAGAATTTAGTCAGCGATATGCTGACCCACAATCAATGGGGGATGCATTTACTTTGCGTGAGTGCAGACTTCAAGACCCTGAGAATAGACAGAACTCTATTGAGATAGAGAATGATCCATCTTTACAATTAGACTTGCACAGACAAGAGTTGATTACAGAATGGCAACGTAGACAACATGGTATTATTAATCAGTCTAGAGACTTGTACAACTGGGCAATAGAACACGGTATTGCAAAAGAACAGGCTCGTGCAGTCTTACCAGAAGGGTTGACTAAAACTCGTGTGATGATGAATGGTACGTTGCGTTCTTGGGTTCACTATATAGAACTAAGGGGTGCGAATGGAACTCAAAAGGAACATATGGAAATCGCACAGGCATCGGCAAAAGAAATTGCTAAAATCTTCCCACTTATGGAGAAACTATAATGGAAAAATATATCAGAACCAGAATAGAGCAACTCAGTGATGATAGAGAAAAAGCACACGATGAACATGACAAACAATGGTACACTCGACTTATCCAAGAACTTGATTGGGTATTGATGATGGGTGATAAAAAACCAAAACGAAATTGCAGTCAGGAATACTTGCAAGAGAAACAAGCAAATATTCAATCTGATGCAACAACCTGGCCATTCAATATGGGTACACAATTTACTCAAGATATGACAGGTACAGGAAGTTATCTTACACTAGGTGATTATAAGGTAACTTACAAATAATTTATTTGCCCTAACGTCCAAAAATGTATTGACAAATACAGGATGTTAGGGTATTATAAATACTATTATATTATGAATACTGTGAAATACAATAACATACGCTAACATACGATAACATAAGGAGAAAATATATGTCTATTTCAGCGCTAAGAAACCAGAACTCTCTGGACAAACTTCTACAACAAGTCCAAAAGGACGAGTCCCCTACAACTGAGAAAAAGTCATACGTTGACGAAAGACTTTGGAAGCCTCAGGTTGACAAGGCAGGTAACGGTTACGCAGTAATTAGGTTCTTGCCTGCACCAAAAGGTGAAGAGTTGCCATGGGTTCGTGTTTGGAATCATGCATTCCAAGGCCCAACTGGACAGTGGTTTATTGAGAACTCACTAACCACGTTGAACCAGAAAGACCCAGTAAGTGAGTATAACTCACAACTGTGGAACTCTGGTGTTGAGAGTGATAAAGAAATCGCTCGTAAACAGAAGAGAAAGTTGCAGTACTACTCTAACGTCTATATCATTCAAGATTCTGCTAACCCAGAAAACGAAGGCAAAGTGATGCTTTATCGTTATGGTAAGAAAATCTTTGATAAGTTGATGGAGACTATGCAGCCTGCGTTTGAAGATGAGACACCTGTAAACCCATTTGATTTATGGGAAGGTGCAAACTTCAAACTGAAAATTCGTAAGGTTGATGGTTACTGGAACTATGATAAGTCTGAGTTCGACTCTGTGACGCCTTTGAAGTCAACTGATGAGGAACTAGAAACAATCTACAATGCAGAATATTCTCTTGCAGATTTTGTTGCTCCTTCAAACTTCAAATCATATGATGAGCTGAAAACTCGTTTGGATGCTGTTCTATCTGGCACGACAGTTGCAACTAAAACTGCGGCTGCAATGATTGAAGAGGACGAAACACCCTTCACTCCTACGTTCAAATCAGAACCAGCACCACAACCAGCTTCAGTAGATAATGAAGATGATGACGCAATGTCATATTTTGAAAAGTTGGCAAACGAATAAGGTATAGTAGTAAAGTCCTTTGTGCAGTAAGTCCATAGTGTCGTAACACCACATAAAAAGACTACTAAATAGTAAAACAAGACTGAGAGGGTGGAGTGTCAAAACTCTGCCCTTTCTTTTGTGTCAAATTACTATAACGTCAGTATAATGACAGGGAGTTGTGTCGTTATAAATAGTAGGGTAAGGATGTAAGATTATGGCAAAACTATCAGATAACACAGAGGTTGCTTTACCTCTTAGAAATATTCTTTCAATGATCGCTGGTGCTTCTATTGCAACTTGGGCATACTTTGGTATTGTCGAAAGGCTCAATCAGTTAGAAACACAACAGACAATGATGAATAACGATGTTACAATGAACACAGAATTTCGTATTAAATGGCCGAGGGGCGAAATGGGAAGCCTGCCGGCAGACAGTGAGCAGTTTATGTTAATAGAGCATATCGCAGGCGAACTTGAAAAACTAACAGAAGAAATTGAAAGTGGTCAGG